TTTAGGAACAGATCAAGATGCTAATATAAGTTCTGGAAGCTATATAGCATACAATTTTCATGATGTGCAAGGCTACTCAAAATTTGGCAGCTACACAGGAAATGGAAATGCTGATGGCACGTTTGTTTACACGGGTTTTCGTCCAGCTTGGGTTATGATTAAAAGAACTGATAGTACTGGTGATTGGCATATTCAAGATAATAAAAGAGATACTTTTAATCCAGTTGATACTTCTTTATTTGCTAATACAAGTGACGCAGATACAACGTCATCTTCATACTATACTGATTTTTTATCAAATGGTTTTAAATTAAGAGGTACATCAACTGCAAGAAATGGTTCTGGAAATTCATACGTATATATGGCTTTCGCAGAATCACCCTTTGTAAATTCAAATGGTATACCCGCAAATGCAAGGTAAAATTAATTAAGGAGAAATAATGCCCTATATAGGAAAACAACCAATAGTAGGAAACTTTCAAGTTTGTGATGCTATATCCGTAGTAAACGGACAAGCAGCATATACTATGCAAGTTAATTCTACAAACGTAACACCAGAAACAGCATTTCACATGCTAGTTAGTTTAAATGGTGTATTACAAAAACCTGGTAGTTCTTTTACTATTTCAGGTAGTACAATTACTTTTGCTAGTAACTTAGCAACAGGTGATGTTATAGATTTTATAATTTTATTAGGTGACGTATTAAATATAGGTACACCATCAGATGATACTGTAGCTACCGCAAGCATACAAGCCAATGCAATTACAGCAGCAAAATTAAATAATGACATTATTTCAGGATTAACTGAATTAACTAGTGCTCCAGCAGATACAGATGAATTTTTAATATCTGATGCTGGAACAATAAAAAGAATTGATGCAAGTTTAATTGGTGGAGGTAACACTCCAGGTTTTCATGTAACTTTAGGGTCAAATCAAACAGGTGTTAGTGATGATAGTTGGACTAAAGTAAATTTAGCAAATGAAGTATATGATAGCGATAATAAATTTGCATCTAATAAATTTACACCAGGAGTTGCTGGAAAGTATTTTATATATGGTGCTTTGACAGCATTTGGTGCTAGTGATGGTCAAAGAGATGGCTCTGTTGCTATTTATAAAAATGGTTCAGGATTTATGTATGGATATGAGGGTGATCAAGGTAATGAAATACCAAGTAGTGATCCACAAACAAGAATGATTTCAGGAATATTTGATTTAAATACTACTGATTATCTTGAATTGTATGGTAGAGTTAATGTTGCGTCAGGAAATGCTACATTTCAAGCAGATTACACATTTTTAGGAGGCTTTTTAGTAGGATAATGGCAAAATTAAAATTAAAAGTAACAAAATATTTAGAAGCTAATGGTAAAACTTATGAAGAAGAAAGAAAAAATATTGTTTTACAAAATGATGGGTCAGGAGATTACATTCATACTTGGAATGTTATTGGTCTTGAAAAACCAACTGATGAACAACTTGCTAGTTATGAAAGTGATGCTGAAACTTTAGAAAATAATAATGTTATAAGATCAACTAGAAAAAAGGCTTATGGAGATATAGGTGACCAGTTAGATGAAATTTATAAAAACATAGATGCTTGGAAAGAAAGAATAGCACAAATAAAAGCAGATAACCCAAAGGAGTAATAAATGTCAGTATTGTTCTGTAACAATAACTCCATGTCAGCAATTACAACCTTACCCAGTGGTGTGGGTGGTGGATCAATGTCACTTATATCTACACAGACTGCTAGTGGTTCATCCACGATAAGTTTTACTTCAGGAATAGACTCTACTTATAAAGAGTATATTTTTAAATTTATAGATATTCATCCATCTACACAATCAAGTTTTACTTTTAATATGAGTGTTGATTCAGGTTCAAATTATAACGTGACTAAAACTACTACTTATTATCATGCTTCAAATAATGAAGCTGGTGGCTCTAATGAAGTTGCTTATCAAAGTGGTAGCGATTTAGCACAGGGAACAGGCTTTCAAAGATTACAAAATTTTGCAGCTAGTAATAATGATGATTCTTGTGTTGGAACTTTACATTTATTTGATCCGTCAAATACGACATTTGTAAAACATTTTATGAGCACATTTAATAGTGTTAGCTATACAAGCACACCTTATTCAATAGAAGCATTTGTTGCTGGTTATGGAAATACAACAAGTGCGGTTGATGCAGTTCAATTTAAATTTGAAAGTGGAACTTTTGATGGAACAATAAAATTATATGGCATTAGTTAAATATAATGATAATAGTTTAAGCAGTGTAACAAGTGCTGCTAGTTTCCCTGCGGGTGCTATGACACACATTAAGACTATAACAGCTAGTGATGATGCAACAATATCTTTTGTTGATGGTAGTTCAAGTGTAGTATTTGATAATACCTATCCTATTTATCAATTTAAGTTTTTTAATATGCATTCTAATGATACTAATAAAGAAGATAATTTTATATTTCAAGGATCAGTAAATACAGGAAGTAGTTATGGCGTAAATATAACATCAACTTATTTTTGGTCTTATCATAATGAAGATGATTCAGCCCAAATTCTTGCATATTATACTCCACATGATTTGCAACAAAGCACAAGTTTTCAAATGTTAGCACCACAAGTTGGAACAAATGCAGCTGATAAAAGTGTATCTGGTGAACTTACAATTTTTCAACCTTCATCAACAACTTTTGTAAAACATTTTATTGCACGAACAAGTTCACTTATGTCAGATGATATAATAATAGCATCTTATATTTCAGGATATTTTAATACAGTATCTGCTTTAGATGCAATTCAATTTAAATATAATGATGCAAATATGGGAAGTGGAGATATAAAATTATACGGGATAAAAGATAGCTAATGAGCATAGTTAAATTAAATAATAGATCAGTAAAAAATATAACTAGTTTTGGAAGTCTTACTAGTGGTTCTATGACATTTATTTCAAAGACAACAATCTCATCTCCTACTTCAAGTGTTCAATTTACATCAGGAATAGATAATACATATAAGGAATATATTTTTTATTTTGTTAATCTTCACCCAAATTCTAATTCAGAACCAGATATAAGAATGAATTTTAGTATAGATGGTGGAAGTAATTATAACGTTACAAAAACCACTACAGCTTTTTATGCAAGACATGCAGAAAATGGTGACTTTGCAAGTATGGCCTATGAATCAGATTCAGATTTATCACAATCAACTGCTAATCAAGCAGTAGGGTTAAATATGGAAAGTGATAATGATGGTTCTTTAGCTGGATATTTACATTTATTTAATCCATCATCAACCACATTTGCAAAACATTTTATTATGGAAACAGCTTATATGCATGACTATCCTGCAGCATGGACACAAAAATACGGTGGTTATATAAATACAACTAGTGCAGTAAACGCTGTAAGTTTTATTGGAGAGTATGGAGAGGGAACATCAGGAAATATAGATGCGGGAACAATAATTTTGTACGGAATTAATTAAGGAGATTACATGGTAAGATATCATAACATAAATGGAATAAGAGTACAGTTTACAGCAGAAGAAGAAGCTGCTAGAGACGCTGAACAAAAAGCCTATGCTGATGCAGCTCCTGCTAGAGCTTTAGCTAGACTTAGAGAAAAAAGAAATAGACTTCTTACAGAAACAGATTATTTAGCTTTGTCAGATAATACTCTATCTGATGATATGAGAACATATCGTCAAGAACTTAGGGATTTACCTGAAGGTAAAGATACTGTTGAAAAATGTGAGAATGCTACATGGCCAACTAAACCATAATTACAATGGCTCGTGTTAATTTTAAAAATTTTACACCACGACCAAAACCAAAGAAAAGACCTAGACGACACAAAAAAAATTTAAATAAAGACGAAAAAAGAATGACAAAAAAATATAGAAGACAGGGGAGATAATGGCAACGACACTTCAACCAGGTGCATTGACACCAAGTCAAACACAACAAACTAGCAGTAAAAAAGCTGTTAGTCTAATAGATAGTCTATTAACAAAACCTACATTACCTCAAGGCACAGCAATAAGCCCACAGGTTCAAAGTGTACAATCTAATGAATTATTATCAACTCCAGGTGTAACTGGAACTGTTGCTGCACAAACTACAGGTGCACAGGCAGGAACTGCAACTGGGGTAACTGGTGCTACTCCTTCAGCTGTTGCTCAAGTAACGCCAGCTATAGCAGGTCAAGTAACTCCTGCAACAATTGGTACAGCATCACAAATGACAGCTGCACAAGGAACTGTTACTAGTCCTATGCAAGCTGCTACACAATCTTTAGCTAATTTAGATAAAAGAGCAACTGTACAAGGTCAGTTAGAGGGTATATCCCAAGATATTGAAACGTCATTACAACAAGGTTCACCATTACCTGCATTTGCAAGAGGTGCTGCTGAAGCTGCTAAAGCTACCATGCAGGCAAGAGGATTAGGTTCTTCTACAATGTTAGCTGAAGCATTAGCTGAAGGTATATTAAGATCATCAATACCAATAGCACAGGCAGATGCAAATACATATAAACAAGTTATATTTCAAAATTTAGCTAATAATCAACAGGCTGCTGTTACTAACGCACAAGCATATCTACAAATGGATATGGCTAATTTATCAAACAATCAGCAGTCTAATTTACAAAATTTACAATCAAGACAGCAAGTATTATTAACTGATAATGCTGCTAGAAATGCTGCATTACAATTTAATGCAACTAGCCAAAATCAAGTTAATCAATTTTATAGTAATTTAAATGCAAATATTCAAGAACAAAATGCAAAACGATTAGATACTATGAATCAGTTTAATACTGCTGAATTAAATAAAGTTTCAGCATTAAATGCTAAAAATACTACAGCTATAGCTGATGCTAACGCACAGAGAGAAGCTGCAATATCACAGTTTAATGCAACACTAGATGCACAGAGACAAAAGTTTAATGTAGAGAACCAAAGAGTTATTGATCAATCAAATGTAACTTGGAGAAGACAAATTAATACTGCAAATACTGCGGCAGTAAATGCTGCTAATCAAACTAATGCAGAAAATTTATTAAACTTAAGTAATTATGCATTATCTGCATTATGGCAACAATGGAGAGATGAGGCATCTTGGGTTAATACTTCATCTGAAAATGAAAATAATAGAAATCATAATTTAGCTGTTGCTGCTTTAGAAAGAACAACTAGCTTAGATTTACAAAACAATGCACAAAAACAAGCGTTATATGGAATGCTTGGCCAGTTTGGAATGTCTGTATTTTCTAAGTATAGTGATATTAGATTAAAAACTGATATTAAATTAATAGGTGTATCAGATATGGGAATCAACATGTATTCATTTAAATATAATGGTAGCGAAGACATCTATCAAGGTGTTATGGCACAAGAAGTACCTTGGGCAACTACACAAGATAAGCATGGATTCTATATGGTTGATTACTCTAAAGTAGATGTTGAATTTAAAAAATTAAATTAGGAGAAAAAATGTCATCACAAAATAGTAATACAAAAACTTTATTTAAATCTGCTGTTAAAAATACTGGTAAGTTTTTAAATGGTTTATTTAGAGATACAAGCGAAGATGTAATGGGGCCTAACCCACATACAGATAGTGGAGAATCTAAAGTAAGTAGAAGAATTCCATCAGGTATTAGTAAATTTATGGATAAATTTAAAAGTAAAGATGGTTACGCAAATTCAAGACAAGCATATCAAAATTATTTAAATAGCTTAGACAGATTAAAAACAGGGTATCAAAGTTTTAGTGGAGCTAAAGTTGGAACAGGTATGATGTCACCAAAAATGGCTGGAAGAGTTCGTGGAATAGGAAGAGCAACTACATTTGAAGATACTTTAAGTGATTGGAATGCAAGGATGCGTAAGTTTGCAGTTCAAAGATACTATGCATCATTAGGTAAAAAATAATGTCAAAATTAATAAACGATAATATAACAGAACCAGAATACAATCCATTTGATGCACCTATACCAGGCCAATCATTAACTGATGAACCTGGTAATTATCCATGGGAGCACCCACCAAAAACAACTGATCCTGAAGATGCATTAAATAAATTTTGGGACAGATTGACTGATCCAGAAGTTGCAGAAGAAATGATAGCTATGATGGATGCAGGTATACCTGTTGAAGCATTAGCTAGAATATTAACATTTACTGGATTTGCAGAAGGTGAGTTTACACCTGATGTAGGATTTTTAACAATAGAACCTTTAATGAAAATGTTAGCAGCTATAGGTATTAGGGCAGGTGTAGATAAATTAGTAATATCAATAGAAGACATAGGTAATGATAGCACAGTAAGAGATATGATTACTTTAAAAGAAGCTAATAAACAAATAGAAGAACTTGCTGATAAATCAGAACCAGCACAGTTACCATCAAATTTAGGTTTGATGACTAAACCACAAAATATGGAGGAATAATGGTAAGCCCACTTATAAGTGCTTTATTAGGAGCAGGTGAACAATACATGGCTGATGAAGATGCATCAGATAAATTAAAAGGTGATATAATTGATGCAGCATCTAAAAAATATTTTGATGTAGAGTTACCAAATCAAAAAGCTGTTATTAATAGAATGAAAGAAGTTAAAGATACAATTAAAAATCAATATGGTGATAAAATAGCAGACATAGGTGATAATTTTGGATTTTATGATGATGGTAATATTGATAATGCACGAAAAAGAATAGAAGATTTTATTGGGGCTACTGCTGATACTACACAAACTTTTAGAAAAAAAGTAGAAGCTATGAGTCCTGAAGATTTTGCTAGTGCATTTGGTAAAACTTCTATGATAGGTGCTAGAGAACAATCATTAGAAGATAGAGAAACTAGAGTTAATAGTATATTTTCAGATAGATCTAATATGAGAGATTTATTAGTATCTCCAGATGCACCAAAAGGTGGTATTAGAGGAGCTTTATTTGGTAGAAGATTACAACCACAAGATGCTATAGCTGCTAGGGGTAGATTAGAATCAGAATTAGAAGATAGACCAGTAAGGGTAGCAGATAGACCTGATGCTAAAAGTTTATTTGACATAAGAGCTGAAACATCAGATTTAACAACTGGATTTTTATTTCAACCAGCTCCAGTAGATATAGGAACTGAAAGCGAAATATTAGCTGCTGCAGAATCTTATAGAGGTTTTGGGCAAAATATACAAAGAGATGAAAAAACAGGTGTTATAGTTGGTATGGATTTTGCTGGAAATAAAGCAATAGAATACAATGCTTTTAAACAAGTAATGACAGATCTTGGTCCTAGATATGATGATGAAAGAGGTAATGTTGCAATGACTGCATTAGTAGAGGCAGCAGATCAAAAACTAACTGCACAAACTCAAAAAGTAATAGGTGATTTAATATTTGATGGTTATGGTGTATTGAGTATACAGGAAAAAGCTGGTGTTGAATCTGTACAAAAAGCTGATACAATATATAAAGCAACAGGATTTAAAAAAGAGTTTACAGATAAATATACAACAACAGAAGATCAACAAAAAGCTATATTAGAATATATGGCAACATTAGGTAGCAAGTCAGAACAATTATATTTTGCTCAAAGTTTACCATTAATAAATGGTAGTTCAGAATTTAAACAGTCTATTTTAGACGCACTTAAATAACATGTCCAAATTATCATTTGGTGATTTACTTATAAATAATCAAAATAATAATCAATTAGCTAATCCTAATAGGGGATTATCTGTTGATGAAATGTTAAAAAATCTTGAAAAAAATAAAAATGCACCAAAAGATAGTAAAAATGTTATAGCAATGGATACAAATCCAGATGGCTCAATTAAATATACATTTGATAATATATATCAAAATAAAGATTTAATAGCAGTATCTAGAGATTATTATAAGATTAGAGATGGTATAGATTTTGAATCTGGTGAAGAAGGTGACAAAGAAGCTATTGATAAATTTATAAGAGATAGAACTTGGAAACAAGCTAATAGCTTTTCAATGGGGAAAGAATTTAAATACATTACAGGAAAAAATGTATCTCAAGATCAAAAAGCTAGACTAGCATATTTAACTAGAACTTGGGATGAACTACCTAATTTTTATGAAGAAGGTGGTAGAGGTTTTTCTGGATTCTTTGCAAATTTAGGTGTAGGAATATTAGATCCTATTAATCTTGTTGGTGCTGGTGTTGGTGGTCAAGTTACAAAAGCTGCACTAAAAAAAGCTGGACAAGAAGTTATTAAATCACAGATTAAAGGTACAGCAAGTAAAACTGCTAAAAAAACAGTAGCAAAAGAATTATTAAATAGTCCAGTTCAATTATCTGCTTTAGCTGGAACTGCAAAAAGAAATGCTATATTAAAAGGATCTGCATCTATGGCAGGTGTTGATGCTGCAGGATTTGGAACTATAGATATTGCAAATCAAACTGTAGAAAAAGAAATAAGTATAAGAGAAAAATTAGATCCTGTAAGAACAGGAACAGTTGCACTAACAGCTGCTGGTTTAGGATTTTTTGTAGCAGGCACAGCAGGACTAATAGGTAATAAATTAATTAATTTAAGATTAGAAAAAAATTTAAAATTAAATGATAAAGTATTAAAAAAACATCAAGATAAAATTCCTAGTAATAAAGATTTATCTGAGGCAAGTAATAGTGAATATAAACTTGGAACTTATATAAGAACTAATTTAGCTGATCAATGGGATTTTGTAAAAGGATTACAAAAAGAAATAACAGGTGTAGGTGGTGATGTTGCGAGTTTAAAAAAATTATATAAATCTGGTGATTTTAAAGTTGATCCAATATTAGAACCATATTTTCAATTAAGAACTTTAGCAGCTTCTTCTACAAGAGCACATAATTTTATTATGGGTGGAATGTATATGCCACCTAATCCATTAAGTAAATCTGCTAGTTACACAAAAGCTAAGAGTAAAGGTTTACATGAAATATTGCAACCTTTTGATAAAAATAATGAAGTAAATCAATTTTTAAATTATGTTGCAGCTAAAAGAATGGATTTTATTGCAAAAACTAGAGGTCCTAAAATAGCAAAAACTTTACCTCTAAATAAAGCAGAGATAAAAAAATATATTGATTTTGGTGAGTTATCTAAATCAGCTTATAAAAAGAAATACAAAGAAGATCTAGTTAGAAAGGGTAATTTTTTAACTGGGTTAGGTGAATATACAAAATTTACACAAGATCTATTAGAGTATCAAGTAAGATCTGGTTTAATAGATGCTGATGAAGCTAAAAAAATATTAAGAGCAAATCCTTTTTTTATACCATTTACTAGAGACAAACTTGCTAGTACTGGTATTATAGCAGGTATAAAAAGGCAAACTGCAGAAGTACTAAGAACTGCAAGACCTGGTGCTAAAAGATTAGCAGAAACAAAACAAGAAGGTGATATTAATTTATATCAAAATTTAGTTAATTATACATATAAAACTGTTTTAGCAGGTGATAGAAATAGGGCAAAACAATCATTGTATGCTATGATTAATAAAGGTGAAAAATTAAATATACAATCTGCTAAAGGTGTTGTTGCAAAAGTAAAAGGAAATAGATTTGTTACTATGCAAAGAAACACTAGTGAAAATATTAAAAAAGCATATGAAAAGGCAGGTGCAAAAGTAGAAGTAGTTGGTAAAGATCCAGATGCAGTTGATGTATTAACTTTTTCAAATACCTTTAGACCTAGTGATGGTGTTAAGTATGTAGATGTAGTTTATAATAATGGTAAAGCTACATACTATGAAATATTAAATCCAAACATGGAACAAATGTTTAAAGGTTTAGGTGAAGATGCTTCAAAAATAGATGGTATGTTTTTTGGAGAACGTGGAATATTTTCAAAATATGCAAGATTTGCATCACAAGCAATTACATACTCACCACCGTTTGTTGCATTTAACGTAATTAGAGATACATTAGCAGGAGCAGTAAACTCAGCATTTGGTTTAGGAAGTTCTTCATTAAAATATAAAGTAGGTTATATACCAGGATTTACTAGTATAAATGGCTATCAAAAAGCTATAAGACAAACTCAACAATATAAAGAAGCATTATTAAATGGTATGGGTTACTCTTCTAGAAGTGAAACACAACAGTTTGCACCAAAAAATATTAAAAAATTAAATGAAGTTAAAGATGTACCAGCTGATGTTACTAAATATTACACAGGTATACTTGGAAGATTTATAGGTAAACCTGCAGGTTATGGGTGGAGACAATATAAAAAATTAGTACAATCTGCCGAATATGCAACTCGTATGGGAGAATATTCATTAGCAAAAGCTGCTGGATTTAGTGATATAGGTGCTGCATTTGCTGGTAGAGAAGTAGCAACAGATTTTGGAATGCGTGGTGCTAGTAAAACATTAAATTTCTTTAATAGAAATACTATGTTTTTTAATGCTAGTATACAAGGTTTATATAGAACTAGTAGAGCATTTCTTGAACAACCTATAAGAGCAGCAGGTATTACAGCGGCAACTATTGTTGCACCTTCAGTTGGTTTATACTATTTAAATTCTCAGTATGAAGAGTATGCAAAAGTGCCTGATAGAATTAAACAATTAAATTATTTAATACCAAATTTTATAACTACAAAAGATGGTAAACAAATACTAGATCCAAAACAACCTTATCATGCTATACCAAAACCATATGATTTAGGTATATTTGCAAATATAGCAGAAGGTTTATTAGATGGTATGAATAAAAAAAGTGATGGTGTTACTAAAAAGTATATAGCTGGATCATTTGCACAAATATCACCAGGACTACCTATACCTGCATTAGCAAGACCTTGGTTAGAAATGATATTTAATACAAATTTATACTCAGGATCTCCAGTTGCAGGTTTATATGAATTACAAAGATTAGATGAACTACAAGCAAGACCAACTACTAGAGATATTGCAAAAAAATTATCTACTTTAACTGGTAATTTTCAATCGTTTATAACTAGAAGAAAAGAGGGCACAGTTGCTAATCCTGTATTTACACCTATAGAAGTTGATTATTTAATTGGTGCATATTTTACAGGACTTGCACAATACCCTTTTGATATACTGGAGCAAGCTGATTTAAGTAAAGTACCTATTTTATCACAAACTCAAAAAATTTTAAGAGGTAAACGTGGTCCACTAGAAGGGGAAAAACCAGAAAAAAGAGTTGATGAAGCAGATTTTTCTAGTTTTAAAAATGCAGTTAGTATTGTGACTAGAAGATTTAAAGTAGGTGGACCTATAAAAAATTCTAAATTTCATACAGAATTTAGTGCTATAATTAACAGAGCAAAACAATTAAAACAAATTGATATAGATCAAGTTGATTTAGAAAGGTCTAGTGATAGTAGAATTATAGGATTATTTGGTAGAATATTTGATAATATAGAAAAAGGTGATCCTGCAATAGAGCCAGAGATTATGGCATTTTCAAGTATTTCTCCAATATTAAAAGACACAGCTTTATTACTTAGAAATTCTAGAAAAGAAAGAAACAATATTGCAAGTGGGCCTCTTGATGCTAAAACAAAAAGAGAATTAATTGATATTTTAATAGCACAAGAAAATTTACTTTTAAAAACTACAATAGAACTCTTAGCAGATATGGAAATAGAGTACATATTTGATAAAACTTGGGGTATATTCCCAGGTATGATTTTAGGAACAGCAGAAGATTCTGTAAAAAGAAACCCAAGAGAAAATAAATAATGGCTAAACAACCCAAAACAACTAGCGAACATCTTATATCTATTTATGGATATATTACAGGGCTACGAAGGGAAGTCAGTCAGATAAAAAATAACCACCTTAAACATCTACATGAAGACGTAGATAAGCTACATAATAAGATAGATAAGTTATTATATGCAATATTAGGTGGTCTGGGAGCAACAATAATAACACTAATAGGACTATTTGGCTAATGGACAAAAGAGAAAAAACGGATATAATAGTAATACATTGCACACAAACTCCACCAAATATGGATGTTGATGTGGAAAAAGTAACACAATGGCATAAAGAAAGAGGATTTGATACGATAGGATATCACTACTTAATTAAAAGAGATGGCACATTACAAGTTGGAAGAGATGAAGATGTTGTAGGTGCACATGCAGTAGCAGTAAATGGTACATCAATAGGTGTAGCATTAGCTGGTGGTGGTACTTCTGATATGGGTTGGGAAAATAATTTTGCACCTATACAGTTTCAAACTCTTAAAAGTATAATAATAAAATTAAAAGATAAATATAATATAGAAAAAATAGTAGGACACTATCAAGTTGATGATGGTAAAGAATGTCCTTCATTTGATGTACCAGGATGGTTAGAGAAAAATGGCTTGGTTTAGTTTAGCAAAAATAGCATTACAGGCTGGGAGTAAAATTTATTCCAACCGACAGAAGACAAAGATGGCTATGTCAGATGCACAACTTATGCATGCAGAAAAAATGGCCCGTGGTGAGGAGGCTTATCAGGGTAAACTTTTAGAGGCAAGACAATCGGACTGGAAAGACGAGTTTGTTTTACTTATTCTTTCGGCTCCTATAGTTGTGCTTGCTTGGGCAGTTATAAGTGATGACCCTGAAGCAATGGATAAAGTAAAATTATTTTTTGAATACTTTTCAACACTTCCAAGTTGGTTTACCAATCTCTGGATTTTAGTTGTTGCTAGTATTTTTGGTATAAAAGGTACACAGATTTTCCGTAACGGAAAAAAATAAATGTCTGAAAACAGTTTTGAACTGATAAACGAATACAAAGAACAGATTCGTATACTTCGACAAGAGGTAGCAGAATTACAAGATGCTGGTAAATCTAAAGATTCAGCTAACAAAAGATGTTTGCAAAAATTAGAACATACTAACGAAGATTTAGAAAAAGCAAATAAAAGAATTAAAGAATTAGAAAATAAACTTAACAAAATAGAGGAAGATCATGATCAAAAAGATAAAAGAGAAAATAAAAAATCTTTGGGATAAATTTGCTGCTTGGCTTTTTAGCTGGCAGAAATGAAGTTATCTCTAATACTTATTTTATGTTCAGCAATACAAGCAACTTGTATGCCACCAATGCATACTGGCCTACAGTATAATAGTTGGAATGACTGTATGGTTGCAGGCTATGAACAATCTATAGAATTTTTACAATCATCTGAATCAGACAATGTAAACGAAAATCAAATATATGTTAAATTTGTTTGTTTAGAAAATATAGATGAAGAAAACACATGAGTTTATGGCTAAAAAAAATCATTGTTAAAGTAAGAATGAGTTATGCTGATCTTAGAGGACACCACGGTAAAAAATGGAACTATGAA